TAATACTTGATTGTTCTGGTTCATCACCGTATGCCTCCCAACCAAAGTATGGCGGACTTGTAAATACAAAGTCTAAACTTTCAGGTTGAGGATCGTATGTTTCACTACCTTGTCTTAATAGTGTATATGATTTGTGTTTATGTCCGTATGTATCTCTTATTTGTTCTAATCCTTGATATGTAGGAATACAAGGGTCTGTACCTATGTAATTAACACCAGCAGCAATTGCCCCTAATAAACGACCACCATAACCCATACTAGGATCCCATACTGTACCAGCACTTGTGCCTTCTAGTGGACTATCTTTTTCTACAAATATATCATATAAAGCGGCAGCGGCAGTAGGTCTAAAATTAGATACCATTTGAGTACCACTATAACGTCTTAACATAGATCGCATATCTGAATCTGTAATATCGTGTGGTTTCTTTTGTTTAAAAAATGTACCAGTAAGTATTTTGTTTATGCCTTTTTTAAGATGTTCTTCATCATTCCATATCTCCATAGGAGTTTTCATTTTACCACACTTAATGCCCCAAGCGTGTTGCATATACGACCAAGCAAGATTTAAACCGTGTGTTGATTGACCAATCACTTTGTTTTTGTGATCTATCATAGTATCACGTTTAAAGGCTAAAAGTTGATTATAGATATTGTTTCTCCATTTCTCATCTGTAGGATAATATGGAAAACCTTTTGCCTTTATACTATCGTGTGTTTCTTGTAATACATCACTCATTATTATCTTCGTATGTTCCTGGTTTTTTATATACTTTTTCCATTTGATATTCTCCAAATTTTGAACTTTGACCACTTTCTACTTCATTTTTAGTCCATCTTGGCTTTCCTGATCTATCTAAAGAACCTATATTATATGCTATACCTGGTTTTAATTTTTCTACTTTACCACCTCGTTTTAAAAATTCTTCAATTGTTTCTTTTTTCATTTTATTTTCCTACGTTCCAAAACAGAGCACCTTTCTTAGCATATTTTTTCATAATAGGCCACGCCTTTGCATCATAAGTAGGTACAGACGGAAAAGGCGGTTTGTCTTTTTCTTTAACTTCTTGTGTAAACTTATAATCTGACATATACAATTTAGCACGTCCTACCTCATTCTGTTTCATTCTATGTCCAACTGATACTACATTAACATCTTTATCTGGAAATGCCATTTGCAATCCTCTTGTTAATGTACCACTCGATCCTACTGACCATATTTCACTAATGTTTATATTATACTCTATTTCTATATTTTTTGCAAGGTCCCTTATATCTTCAAATACTCGTTTTTCTTCTAATCCTAGTGGCAAAATACGTCTCCTTTTTGGATCCTCGTAAAAATACTCTCTTGCCCTTGCCTTTGTTACTTGTAACATACCATCGGGTACCCAACGTATGTCAGCACCATAGTCTAATGCTTGTTGTTGGTATGGGTGTAGATTGTCTAATGATCTCTTTGCCATAAAGAATACTGCCTTTTTACCATATGCTTTTGCTTGTAGTGTTAAAGATAGTTGAGCATATCCATTTGCAGGACATCCACCATATACAAATTCTTCGGCACCTTCTTCTATTTCTTCTCTAATTAATCTATCTACAAATCTTCTTTTAGAACCACCTTCTAATAGATCATCACGTACTATATGAAAACCCTCGTGTTGTTCTATAACTAATTTAGGAAATTCGTATGGTTTCATTTAACTATATTAATATCACTTTCAGTTTCTATTACAACTCTTGCACCACAACTTAATAATGGTTTATCATTACCACCATAAACAATCTTACTCGGTCCCAATACTTCTACCTCGTGACAATATGTATTTTTACTACCTTGTTTAATTGTAATAACAGGATCATTTTTATCGTGTTTCTTATTTGATCTGATTACGTGTTGGTTTACGTGTATGTATGTTTTACTTTTTTTGGGCATTTTGATATTTTCTATATCTATCCATTTCTTTTTCTGCTTTTTTGTATGCCATATCTAGTTTCATTTTACTAGCATATTCTGTAAATACTCTACCTAGCATATGATCATATTCGTGTTGAAAGACTCTACTTATCATACCGTCTAAATGACCTTCTTTCAAATCACCATTTTCATCTTCATACTTTACTGTTACTTTACGTGGTCTTGTAATAGATAAAAATACAAAAGGAAAAGTTAAACATCCTTCTTTCATTACAACTGTTTCTTCACTGCTATTTACAATCATAGGATTAAAACAAGTCATCTTTAAACCGTTTTCTAATTGTGGGTGATCGCCCAATACAAACATATTAAAAGGTAAACCTACTTGATTAGCAGACAAACCTATACCACCATATTTTTTCATTGCATCAAACATTTTTTCTGATAGTTCTTTTCTATCTTTAAATCCTTCTTCTTTTAACATATCTTCTTTAAAAGGTGCTAGTGCTGATAACACTCTTGGATCTGTTGGCGGTATTAGTTTTAGTTCTTTCATAAATCTCCTATGTTTGTTGTAGTCTAGTAAAGTTTTTATATTTTTCAAATTTCATTATATTGGTAAATTTATCAAACATTATGTCGCCTTTGTGTGATATAATAAAAATATTTTCATTGTTTAATTTATTAATTATTTTAAAGAAATCATCTGTGCCTTGTGCGTCTAAACTGCTATCAAATATTTCATCTAATATTAATAGATTTGTATTAACACTATTTTTCATTTTAGCAATAGTTCTCCAAGTAAATAACAATGCAAGGTCTATTCTTAACTTTTCACCTTCACTAAAACTATTATAAACAAAAGTATCTCTATGGCGACTTTTAACTGTTTCATTAAATTCTTCGTCTAAGTGAAATGATACGTATAAGTCCATTGATTGTAAATATTGATTTATAAGTGTATTCATAATAGGTAAAAACTTTCTAATAATTTGAGTTTTAGCACCCTTTTCACTTAATACTTCTCTTAATACATCTACATATTTTTTATCATTGGTTACTTTATCTCTTTGTACTTTTACTTGTTCTAATTCTTCTTTTAATTGTTGTAAATCTGTAGCAATCTTTTTACTGTCTGTTTGTTTATTTTCTAATTGTAATATTTCTTCGTGTATTTTATCACTATAACTATTTAATTGTTCTAATGATGTATTTACTTTTGCTATATCAACATATAAGTCTGATAGTTTTTTAGATATAGCACCAAAATGATTTACTTTCTCTTCCATTTTTACAACTTCTTCAGTAAGTTTTTTAACGCCATCCTCTAATACTGTAATCTTACCTTTTTCATATGCAATTTTTTCACCTCTAAACTCTGGTTCTAGTTTTTGTGTACACGTAGGACAGTTATCATTTTCTTGGAAAAACTCTAAATTCTTTTTATGACCGTGTAAGTTATGTTCTATTTTAGTTTCCATTTTTAATAACTGTTTTAGTTTATTATCAACTTCTTCTTTCCTTTGTAGTTCATCTTTAATAGAATCTATTTCTTTGTTTAGTTCTTCAACTTTCAAAGTATATGTTTCATTTGCTTTATTGTTTTTTTCTAACTGTTCTTTTTTAATATCTATATCGTTTGTGTTTAAATCTGATAAGGTATTAAAATGTTTTAATTCTGTTTCATACTTTGTTTCTATCAAATCGCATTTGTGGCGTACATCTAATATCTCTTTTGATAACTGACCTTGTTGATCTCTTAACATCCAATCCATATGTGAAAAAACTTTAATATCTAATATTTCTTCAACTGCTTCTTTTCTATAACGAGATTTCATTTTCATAAATGGTTCATATAAAGAAGAACCTAATATTACAACTTGAATAAATGATCTATAGTTTAATTTCATTATATTTCGTTCTAAGTATTTTTGATAATCTATGTTAGAAGCATTTTGATCTATCAATTGTCCGTTACAATATATCTCAAATAAATTAGGTTTAACACCTCGTTTTACTTTATACTGCTTTGTGCCTACATCAAAATCTATTTCTACTTCACAATCTGATTGATTGATGGTGTTTATCATTTGTTCTTTTTTAATTATTCTAAAAGGTTTATTAAACAACGCCCAACACAATGCGTCAAGTAAAGTTGATTTACCAGAACCATTTTGACCAATAATAAGTGTAGTAGGTGATTTTCTTAAATCTACTTCTATAGGTGTATTACCTGTAGATAAAAAGTTTCTGTATTTTATTTTTTTAAATACTATCACTCGTTTGCCTCAACATATAATTCTTTTGTAATATTCTTTAATTTATTTCTATCTAAATCTGTATCTATCTGATCAATATAATTGTTTAAAAAAGTCATAGTATCTTCACCTTGTTCTAATATATCTGATCTTACTGTTTGCTTTATATCTACAGGATCCTCAATAATTTGTAATTCGTGTACATTTGTTTTATTGTAAAATTTTTCAACTAACCTATTATACATTTCTTCGTTTGTTTTATGTGATACAAACATCTTAACAAAACAATTTTCATATGGTGTTAAATCAAAGTTAGTATAATCTTTTTCTCTATCATCATATATTATTTTTTTAAATATAGACATTGGATTGGGTATTCTTTCTAGTTCTCTTGTTTCAGTATCAAAAATATGAAAACCTTTTGGACAATTGTGATCTGACCACATAATTTGATATTGTGTTCCTAGATAATAGATATGACCATCATCTGATTTTTTATGAAAATGACCTGAAAATACTTTTTCAAATCTTCTTAAATGTTCTCTTTCTAAACCGTGATCATTCATAACGCCTTTGTGCATTTCAAAACCTTTTATTTCTAAATGACCAAAACAAATGTCGGCAGTGGAGTGATCTATTGCGTGTATTGAATCTTCGTAATTGTCATCACATATCCAAGGTAAAAATAACATACGACAACCACCTAATTCTACTTCTTTAGGTTTTTCATATATCCAAGGTTCATTTATGCCATCAAATGATGTACATAGTTGTTGAATTGAATTAACTTCATTTGTGTTTTTGTAATAAGTGTCGTGGTTGCCTAATATAATATGTGTATCTATTTTTAACTCCCACAATCGTTTCCAAAACTTCTTTTGAAAATTATGTGCTGTATTAAAATTAATAAACTTTCTTCTATCAACAACATCGCCTAAATGAATAAGAGTATCAATCTTGTTCTCAATAAGATATGGAAAAAATATCTCATCATAGAAACGATTCTGATAACTTATAAATGCAGGTGAGTCATTACGGCAACCAAAGTGTGTATCATTTAGTAGTGCTATCTTCATGATTCAAAAAATACTTTAGTGTACTGGTTGTTTTCTTCTTTCTTTTCTTTTTCTTTTTGGCATTAATATTTGCAATTTTCTGTTGTTCTTCAACAGGCATATTCTTTTTAAGAAATTCTGTAAATTGATTTTTAAACTCCTTATCTTCACCAGGTTGTAATGTCATATCATCATAATTAGAATCTGTAATAAGTTTATTTTTAATCGTAACTTGTTTTTTCTCTTTCTGTATTCTTCTTATAAATGCATAATATATGATTTGTGTAAAATATGCAAATGGATTATTTGATTTAGTTGGATTAAAGTTGTCTAGGTATTGTAAACAATTTTCTATACCATCACTAATCATATCATCTTTAAAAGTATAATTAATAAAATTAGGTCTATACGATAAATGATTCGCAATCTTTAAAAAACAACTACCAATATAATCTGTAACTGGTGGTTTAGGTAATTTTTTTCTTTTGGCTTTATTGACCATCTTACGATATTCAATCATTGCCTGCAAGAACTCTTTATTATTTACATAATGTTCTTTTTTTTGTTTGTTATTCATAATATATAATATACTATATTTTGTTTAAAATGTCAATGTTTTAATTGGAGTTTTTTATAATAAAAAATATTATTTTTTTCCTGTTTTAACATTGACTTTTTCATTATTTTGTGTATAATGGAGCGTGTAGTGAGTGATTGAAGGTAATAGCTAAAGATAGTATTATTAATGAATAGTTTTATCCAAATCTTCATCATCATATTCATCAAATATTTCATTAAGTTTTTCATTTTGTTCAGCAGATAATTCTTGTGTTGTATATTTACTATTTTTAACGGGAACTGGTTTTTGATTGTAAGTGTTAGCGATATTCATATAACTACTAGCCATTTCTACAGTAGCACTAGTTATTGTCATAATTTTATCTTTTGGAATAGTAATAATTTGATCTGGTGTATAAGAACACCATTTAATTAAAGCAACATAATCTTTAAAACCTGTCATTGTCATTTGAGGCACATACTTAATTAATAGAGGTTTTTCTAAACGCATTAGTTTAGAATCTGTTGGTAATTGTTTATCACCAATAGGCAATATGCAAACAACATCTTCACCATTTATTAATTTGATAATTT